ATCTGGAGTTTTCACAATTCAGTTTCCAGCTAACACATCAACAGCAGCGATTCTAAGGATCTCTGGTTAATCGTAGGAGGTAAACTCCTATGGCAGGTTGGAATACAAATACCTGGAACACAGGATCCTGGGGAACAGGAAACGATAATGACGTTATCCCTACAGGGATAGCTGCAGCTTTCGGAGTAGGTTTAGTATCTACTGATTCAACTGTAGAACAAGGTTGGGGCAGAGATGCCTGGGGTCAAAGATCTTGGGGTAATCCTAGTCAAATCGTAACTCCTGTTACACCTGAAGACGACATGACTATGTCGTTAAATTCTGTTTCAATTACAGCAGAGATTAATGGTGGTTGGGGAGCTTTTAATTGGGGAGATAATGCCTGGGGTATTGCAGCTAATCTCAGAGCCTCTGGTAATGCGGCGACAGCAACTCTTGGAAGTGTTGCAATAGCGGCAGGTGCTAGCGCAGGTCCATCTACAAATAACAATCAATTAATAACTACAAATTTAGGAACAGCTGTAATTGATATTGTTGGAAAAGTATTTCCAACAGGTCTTGGAATGACTTCAGCTTTAGGAACAGCCGATGCTGGTCCTGATGCAATGGCCACAGGTATTGCAATGTCTATGGGTCTTGGAAGTGTTCAAGCATATAATCAAACAGGTTGGGGCAGACAAGAATGGAGTGAAAATGGTTGGGGTGTTGAAGGTCAATTTGCAAATGTTGATGTAACAGGTATTGCAATGACTGCTGCTGCAGGGACTCTAAGTATGAAGGGAGAACTTGTAGTTGAACTTAATACTTTAAATGTAGCTCAAGCAACTTTAGGTCTTGTTGACCCTGCACCGGACGCTGGTATTTTTGGTATAGGAGCACTTGCAACTTTAGGAAGCGCTGCAGGTTTAGCTGGAGCAGGTGCGAGTCCTTCAGGTATTGCAATGACTGCAGGGTTAGGAACAGCCGTAGGTGTTCCTGGTCAAGAAATTGTACCAACAGGTTTCCCTTTAAATAATCAATTAGCTGGCGTTAATATTGCAATTCATATAGATATTCAATTAACTGGTTTAAGCTTGACTATGAACCAAGGAAATGGTAATGCTCTAATCTGGAACGAAGTTAACACAGGTTCAGCGCCTTTAGATCCTCCAGGATGGCAGGAGGTAGCTGCATAAAGAGTTTGACACAAACTCTTATTTTTAATAAAATGAACGAATAAGGAATTAAAAAATGGCTAATTCAACATCTGCTAACCTAAAACTTACAGTACAAGCAACCGGTGAAAACTCGGGAACTTGGGGTCAAATTACAAACACAAACTTACTTATTTTAGAACAAGCTATTGGTGGCTTTACAACTTTCAATTTAACTAACGCTAACAGATCACTAACATTTACAAATGGTGCTGTATCAAATGGTAAAAACGATGTTATTAAATTAACAGGTACTTTAGCAGGGACTAGAACTGTCTCTATTCCAGATGGAGTAGAAAAAGTTTATAATGTTCAAAATGCATGTGATCATGCAGGAAATACTTTAACTTTTAAAACTACTTCAGGTACAGGTGTTCTTTTATGTGAAGGAAACAACTACGTATTATATTCTGATGGTACAAATGTTGTAAAATTATCAGAGCAAAGAAACTGGAGAGTAATTTCAGCGGCAGAAACAGTTCAAGCTGGTGCTCAATGTTTAGTAAATACAAATGGTGGAGCGGTGACAATTACGCTTCCAGCATCACCTGCTACAGGGGATGAAGTATCATTTATGGACCAAGGTTATGATTTTAACAGTAACGCATTGACTGTTGGTAGAAACTCTTCTAATATAGCTAACGCAGCATCAGACTTAGTTGTTAATACACAAGGTGCTGGTTTTAGTTTAGTTTATTCTGGAGACGCAACAACAGGCTGGAGCTACAGGGAGAAATAGAATATGTCAAATTACGAAGCAACAAAATACGATTTTTCAGGAGCAAACCTTACAGGTATCGAAGGAATTCCAACAGCTACTATTGTACCGTGGTCTTCTTCTTCAGTGCCAACAGGTTTCTTAGAATGTAATGGGGCAGCAGTTTCAAGATCAACTTACTCTGCATTGTTTGCAATCATAAGTACAACTTACGGAGCTGGAGATGGTGCATCTACTTTTAATGTACCTGACTTGCAAGACAACGTTGCAATGGGTAAATCAGGAACTAAAGCTTTAGCATCAACTGGTGGAGCAAACACGGTGGCATCAACTGGAAACGTTGGGGGATCAACAGCTAATGCAACTTTATCAACAGCACAACTTGCATCTCACAATCACACAGCAAATTTTCAATTTGCTGATAACTATCCACACCCGAATCACAACCCTGGTAACATAGCCCCTACTCAACAAAACCCGGCAACAAACAACTCTTTTAACCAAAATACAGGTTCAGGAACTGGTCACCAACACAATATGAGTGCAACTTTTAGTGGAGACTCAACTTCAGTTCTTCAACCTTATTTAACAGTAATTTATATAATTAAAACGTAGGAGAAAAAATGGCAACAAAAGCAAAATGGACAGTAGTATTTGATGATAAAATGGTCATTAAAAACTATGATGAAGGAGCTAATGAAGGTGTTGGTTATTCAATCGAAGATAATGCTTTTTGGAGTGATTCTAAATTTTCAAATATTTGGGCTATTCAATATGGAACAGCAGTTGCTTCTGATGAAGTAGAATATAGAGATACTACACCTCACACATCGTACGCTGATGCAAACCTTGGAGATATCAGTCAGTTTACTGATAAATGGGATGCAGTACATTTACCAATTATACAGGATAACTGGGATAAAAATAATATTAATAACGCTGACGGTAGTCCTATAGAAGAAACAGAAGCTGAAAAAATTGCTAGATTAGGACCAAGACCTACTTCTTATTCCTCATCCTAAAATTTATCTTAAAGAAATCCAAGAAGTAAGAAGATATTTTTCACCTGATAAAGGTGGATTACCTCTGTGCACATATGGAAAACCAGCCGGCCATATAACTATTCTACCTGTTTTAGGTTGAACTCTTTTTGAAAAATGTAAAAACTCTGTTTCTCCACCCTCTTTAACATCGTTCAAATAAACACTAAAAACAAATGCTCTAGCCATATCTTCATAAGTGGCTCCATGTTCAAGGTGCCAGACATGATATCCTTCTGTTGGTAAAGTTTTTTGAATTTTTAAAGTAGTATAATTAAAAGGTTCGTTATAGGCTGAACCTGCCCCTACGTGTTTATCGTAGTGTTTAAAAGCCATGTCAAAATTAAGCATTAATGGTTTTAAACGTTCCCACCAAATTTCAAGATTAGTTACATCTGCAAAATATTGTTGATCTTGTTTTGCTAATATAGGTGCTCTTTCTCCTTCAAGTCTATTGACTGTCTTATTAAATTTATCTTGATCTTCATAAAATTTAATAACTTTATCACACTCTTGTTTAGTAATATAATTGTCATACACTCCAATAAAATTGTTTATACTAACTGTTTTTTCATTCATTTTCTTTTCCTCTCTATATTATGTTTTTGTAATTGATCATAAGCATGATCTTTATAAGGACCATTTTGATCCACATAATGTAAAAATACTTGAGCCATGCCCTCACCTTTATATACACCAGGTCTGCCATGAGGTTGATCACATCCAGCGTATAAAATTGCATCCCCTTCCTCTAGTTCTATATTTTTTTTCTGTATAGTTAAAGGCCAATTATCATATTTTTTAATACAAGCTGTCACGGATACTTCACAAGAAGGTCTATCTAAATGAGTTTCTAAAGTCGCACCAAATACGTAATATCTCCAGTAAGCATAAGTAGGTGACAATTTTAAATTAGATTCTTTTTCGACACTTGGTAATTTATTATCTAATAAAGACGTCATCAACGCATCATTGTACCAAGCAGGTGAAAAAGATTGAGAGTCTATTTGATAGTCTTTATTTGCATCCAATCTATTATAACAATACTTTTGGAGTAAACTTAACTCCTTTGAAGAGATAAAATTTTTTATTACTTTATATTTTACTGTAGCCATGCAACAATACTGTACCTTGTTCCTTTTGTAATAGGCTGAATACTATGTGGATACATAAAATTACTAGGAAAAAAAACTATAGATCCAGTGCCTAATTTTAATCTTTTTATTTCAAAATTTTTTTGATCTGTAAATATTAAATCTCCACCTTCATATCCTTCATTTAAATTTATTATTACACTTAAACTTCTGGCGTTGGTAGAGAAGTGATCAGTGTGAACTTCATATTTTCCTCCCACTGAATATTTTAATAAATCTATTTGATTAATTTTATTACTAAGCATTTTAGGAAATTTAATTTTATAATGAACATATAAATTTTCTATCTGTAATTTTATATAATTCCAATAAAATAAATTTGTAGGGGTCTTAAAATTTAAACCATAACCTATTACATTTCTTATATCTGTACGAAGGCCATCTCCAACAGTTAATTTTTCTGTGGCTTTTTTATTTGTAAGAGCTATTACTTTCTTACAAAAATCAGGGTTTACTATATTTTTTAATTCAACAATACCTTCTAAATG